TACTATCTGCTTCCCAACACAAATCAATAATACGTTGCAGATTAAGATAATATGCGCTCCATCTTGCATTATTGACATTTGATGAAACCCACGTATCTTCAAGACATGCATTAATTTCATCATATGCTTCTTGGTTTTGTAAGTCAGAATGACGATTAATTCCATCTATTATTGCAAATACTAGTTCTTTATCACTTGCCCAGCCTGATTCTAAAAAAGTTTGCAACATTGGAATGCGTGGATACCAAATACGAGAATCAAAAAATATATTACCTGGGTCTTTCCACTTTAAGTTAGGAATACGGAGTGGTTTTTCGAGTGAGTACTCCTCACACATATTCATAATATTTTTAATATTACTATATGCTTTATCTAATTGTTCGCGTGATATATATTTAAAATAACTCTCTATTTCTTCTGTCCCCATCATATAAGTTGTCGCATAAAACTCATCTACCTCTCTGTCACCATTCTGCGCGTTAAGATAAGCTTTATGAATAATACGATCTTCTTTTTTAAGATAATGAGAATCAGTTGTAATAATATATGGTATACCTGTTGCGTTAGATATATCTAATAGTCTTTGATTTACATAAATTTGATCTTTATTTTTACTTGGTTGAAGTTCTAAATAGAAATTGCCATCACCAAAAAGACCGTTCATTTGTTCTATCCAAATAGCGATCTTTTCCTTCAATATTTCATTATTGCTATCCCTATATCTTAGCAATTGCGTAGGTAGCGCACCGCCTAAACAGGCTGTACTTCCAATTACATGACCAGGATTTACACCAATAATATCAAATAAATCTTGATAATAAGTTGGTACTCTACGCATACCTCGTGCCATATAGGAACGCTTCCAAGCTTGTGTAGATATTTCCATTATTTGACGTGCCCCGATTCTATCTTTAGCAAGGAGGATGAAATGGAAATATCTATCATATTCTCTATTATAATTTTGTGCGTTTAAACCATTTCGACAAAGATAGATTTCATTTCCAAGTATAACTTTAATATTCGGATGTTTTTTTGCTATTCTTTTCGCTTTAATCCAAGAACCAGTAAATTCATGATCTGTTATAGCTATTACTTTATGTCCAAGATTTTCTGCATATGTAATTCCATCTTCTAGTTTTATAATGCAATCACGTAAGCGAATATTAGAATAGTCTGTATGTGTATGTAAACTACCTGTATATTCCATCTACCTCTCCTATCATTTTATTTCTAATTATATTATATCATAATTTTAATAAAAAGTCAAATTAAAAACTTAAATCTATAATTTCTTTAATATCTATATCTTTTATGAGAATCTGTGGCGTTACATTACCCATCCACTCATTTACATTCGCAGTACCAACAATAGTAAGCTGCATCTCACTATATTTAGAAATTTCATTAATTAAATCTTTTGCAAAAAATTTAATATAAGTAATTCCGTTCTTACTAATTTTTAATGTATCTTTATTCTTACCGATGACCTAAATATCACTTGCGCGCACTACTAAATCTTTTACTGCGATGACTGGTTCAGAACACATCTAACCCCATATATTAGTATATTGCGCTAAATCAAAAATAATAGCTTTTATATCTGTTGCATAAGCTTCACGCTCAAAATCCACATCATATACATTTTCTCCAAAATCATACTGCGTGAGTTCTTCATTAGCTATTTTATGAAATTTAGCTAAATCAGAATTCTTAATTGAAATACCGAACGCATTATCATGACCTATTGTATATTCAAAAAGTTTAGTACTATTTAAGAAATCTTTAAACGACGTAAGTTCGCTTTGATTAAGACCGCGCGCGCTACCACGTATAAATCCTTCGCTATTTAATCTGGCTACAATAGTGGGGCGATTATAAAGGGTAGAAAGTTGCATCGCAACAAGTCCATTAAGTTCCGCGGGAAAATCATCATCATCTTCAAGCCGAATAAATAGAATCTTATTATCTAACAAATCATTATTACTAATCTTAATTTTTAATCTGTCTACAATAGCTTGTTTTTCTTTATCTTGATGCGCTTTTGCATTTGTACATTCGCGCGCGCTTTCAACGGCAACATATTCCATTGTGCCTTTTGCGCCACGTTTATTACTGGGTACTTTTTCTTTCCCATTTATAAATGCACGGAACAACCTATCTTTTTCATCCATTGAACCGACGCGAATCATAGCATTAATCATAGGTACAATATAGAAAGCTACTGTAGTAGGATTAATGACCCCGCCCATTGAATACTCTTGCTTTGCGCAGAGGGTTTGAAAAAAGAAATTATTAATATGAGAAAATCCTTCTTTCCAAAAATATTGATTTTCTTCAGATAGCGCGCTCATCATATCCGCGCAAATACCAAGTGCTGCGAGATCAATATATTTACTTGCAAAATCTTTTCCAAGTCTCCAATCAAGCGCGCGACAAAATTGATATGTAACTCCCGCGCCAGACAAATCTTTATTTTTATAATTAGGTGAATTTTGATTATTTACAATTACACACCAATCACTAATTTTTGTTGTATCTTCTATAATATGATGGTCGAGAACGAGTGTAGGAGAAGATAGCTCTCCTAATCTTTCAATAAATTCATAATCATTACTGCCGGCATCGGGTACAAGACAGAGTGTATAATGGTCATCTTTATCAATAATAATATCACACAAATCTGATAATCCATGCTGTTTGCCGCTATGTAAGTAGTAGTCTATTTCAGCTTCTGGCTTTATATCTTTTATATACTGATATAGAATCGCAGCAGATGTGAATCCATCAACATCACAGTCTACTACCAACGCAAATTTAGGAGTATCACAATCTAATGCAGCTACTAATATTTCTACGGCATCTAACATATCATTTAAATCTTTAAAATCTTGTAATGAATGCTCCTTAGTCGGATTTAGAAAGTCTTGAATATCTTCTATGCCTCGCGCGCTCAATACGCCAATCCCGTAATTATTTTTAATATTCGTTGTATCTTTTACCTTATATTTCACTTCACGAAAACTCTCCTTCTTACTAATTCTTCAAATACTTTTTAATTTCTTTTAATTTTTCTTCTAAATTATCATAATAATTTATAATAAAAAGTTTTATATTTTTATTATTACAATAATCTCTTTTTATTTTATCATTTTGCGAAAGAGTTAAATATGCTTTCTTTCCTCCAAAATATTCAACTGGTCTAAAATGTTGTTCTCCTTGAAATTCTATTAAACAAAGCACGCTTAAATCTTTATTTAATATGGCAAAATCAAAGGGTAATTCTAATTTATTTTTACAGTCTTTAAATTTGTATTGCTGTAAAAAAAGAAAATTGTTATCACTAAGCCATTTTTTAATATATTCTTCTCCTTTTGAAATAATTGTTTTGCAACCGCAATGAGTTGCTATATTTTCTAATAAATAAGAAGAAGGCAAAATTCTAATATTCCCGCACGAACATTTACAATTCCAGTACCTAATTCCATTTTCTATTTTATTTAAAGATATAACTGTTAAATCACCAAATTTTTGATTAGTTAAATTTGGTTTTGTTTTGCATCCGCAAGATGTAGTTTTTCCACTTCGTAATAAATCGCCTCTTACACTTGTTATCTTTCCACAATCACACTAACAAAGCCAATAGATACCATGTGTTCTTTCTTTTGTGCAGTCTCTAGATAAAATTGTTAGCATACCATATTTTTTTCCAATCTCTTCTTTTCCTCTAGAGCATCCACAAGATGTAGTGTTTCCGCTACGTAAACTTTTTCCTAAGACAATTATTTCATTACCACATTCACATCTACATTTCCACCTGGCACGTCCATCTTTAGAAGGCGCCTATGCAATTACAGTTAATTTACCATATTTATTACCTATTTCATTAATTGTTTTCATCTTATAACCACCCTTTTTGATAGTAATTGTTCAAAAACCTTTTGCCCCTTATCAAAAGGGCTGTCTTTTAAATCTAATAGATTATTTCTATCATAAATAAAAGAAAAATTACAATAATTAATATATTTTTTCCCCATTGCATATAATTTATTAAAATATTCATTAGAATTTTCTTTTTCTTCTTTATCAAAACATATCACAATTTCTTGCGGTTGACAATATTTCATTAACAAATTCAACTGATATTTATTAAAATGACTTCCACATACTGCAACAGTACAATTAGGGAAATTAAAAGATTCTGCCTGAAGGCAACTTTTTTCTCCTTCTACTAAGTAGGCAATTCTATACCGGTGTATATTTTTTTGATTAAAATTTAAAGCGTATAAATTCATACTCAATGGGTGACTATAAAATTTATTTTCAATTTTAACTGGTGCATATTTTCCAATTAGTTGTATCTCTTCTGGGTCAAGCGCGCGCCCTCTAATTCCTATTAATTCATTATAAATATTATAATGCGGAATTATTATTTTGTTTTGTGGAATAGAGAAACGAATATTATATTTATCCATCGCT